CAAAATGTTTCCACAAGGAAGAAGAGCAGTAAAAGTAGTATACAAGTCAGGATATTCAGCAACACCGGAAGATTTAAAACTAGCATGTTTTGATTTAGTTAAGTACTATTTAAAAGACGAAAGAAAACAAAACTTAACCATTTCAGGTGCACAGATACAAAATCCTGTATCAACAAGTTTGAGAGAAAACATAGGTTTTCCTGACCATATTAAACGTATATTGGATTTTTATAAAATTCATAAGTAATGGCAGATAAATTTAAGTTCAAGTACTTATCTAGAGATAAAAATACTGGAATAAGTTATGAAAAACTAGTCCAGGAACAAGCAAAAAATATAGGAAAAACTGCGACAGATTTAGGAAAACAACTTAGAAATGTTCAACTAGGTAGGTTAGAAGGAAGTGAAGGATTTTTTAGAGAGTTAAATGACTCTCTTGCTGCAACAGGATTAAGTAATGACCCTGAAGTAATGAAAGCATATAAAAGGCTAACAGGAGAAGCAACCCAAAAACAACTAAGTTCTGCATTAGCCCAGTTAGCAGGACATTTAAAAAGAGCAGGGTCTGCACTACCTACGCAGTGGAATATAGGACATAAAACAATGGAGCCTATTAATGTTTCTATTTCTTTGACAATAATGGCAATACAAAGCGGATTATTAGAATTAGAAGCAAAAGGAGAAGCAAATACAGCTTTCTACAGAAAACAACAAATAACAGCTGAAAGACTAAGAAAATTAAGAGCTGTAGGGCATGTTATTTCTCAAGCAGAAAAGAAAAATGATTTAGAAAATAAACAAATAGTTGCTAAATTAAAGAATATGAAAAAAGATGGCCACATAGATATAAGCCACTTAAAACAATTAGACTTAAAATTAAATGATGGAACTCTTGCAAGATATCAAATTGAAACAGAAGACTTAAACAAAGATATCAAAGGAGTTAAACAGAAAACACTAGGAGCAATGAGAAAAGCTTTAGTATCTGGAACTGCTCAAGGAATGACCTCCGACTTAGCGAAAGCACTAGGCGAAGCAGACATTACTAGTATTACGGGGTCTAAAAGCATTGGAAAAGAATTAGGAGAGCAGTTAGTAGAAGCTGCAGTAGGTAAAAAGAAAAGAACTTATAAAAAAACAACTAAAGGAAAAACAAGAGTAAAAACATCTGTTGATACTCAAAAAATAACTACTAAAGCAAGAAAAGTTGGAACAGGAGCTACTGTAATTGCAAAACAATTAGAAGCTCAAAATAAAATACTAACAACTGCTTCTATAGGTAAATCAACTGATGATGAAGCCCTTTCTCTTAATAAAATTAAATATAATATTAATAGAAGTTTAGGTGCAGAAGTTAGAAGAAACATGGGAAGACCTGCACTAATAAATAGAACAGGACAATTTTCAAATAGCGCTAGACTTTTAAGTTTAAGAGATACAGGAAAAACATTAACAGGTGAATATACTTATACTTTAACAGGCGGGGGACAAAGTAAAAATAAAAGAGGAGTTTACTCAACTTTTGAAAATTTAGGTAGCAAACAATGGCCTTCGGGATATAATCCAAAACCTTTAATAGCTAAAAGCATAAGAAATCTAGCATTGAAGTATACCGAGAAAAAATTTACACTTAGGAGAGTATAATGGCATATAGAACACAAAGAAAGAAAATAGCCGAAGCTCTTGTAAAGAAATTTAAAGAAATTGATGGGAATCATCCTTTTAATTCAAACATCTTTCAAAATGCTGACTCACATTTAGTATTTTTAGATGAAATACAACAATACCCAAAAGTATGTGTTGTAGCAGGCGATGAAATACGACAATATCAGCCTGGAGGATTTAAATGGAGATTTTTAACAGTAACAATCAGGGCATATGTAGAAGATGCAAATGACCCTCAAGAAGTTTTGTCGTTATTACTCGAAGATATCGAAAGAGTAATCGATGATAATGACATACTAGTGTATGACGATACTGTATCGCCAAACCTACAAACAACATCTATAACTATTCAATCGATAGGTACAGATGAGGGAGTTATATCTCCTTTAGGCATAGGCGAAATGGTAGTTGAAGTACGATATTAGGAAACAGGTAAAGCAGAAAATTCTAGCTGAACCCTTTCCAAAGTAAATATAGGAGATAAGCAAAATGGCTTTAAATCTATCAAGAAATACCTCGGTATTTGTCTCAACAGGTAATGGAGTACACACAAGTGGTGGTTCAGTACTAAACTTAGACGGATTTACCGCAGGTTCAGGACACGTTGTTGGTGATGTAATTACTATGGGTACAACAAGTGGTAGTGGTTCAGGACTAAAAGTAGTAGTTACTGCTATTGGAGGCTCTGGAGCTGTTACCGCTATAGCAATTCCTAATAACTTTAGAGGAACAGGATATGCAAACGATGATACAGTAACTCAATCAGCAGCACCAAATGGAACTGGATTTGCAGCAGTAGTACAAGGAGTTTCTGCTACTACGGCTCAAGGAAGTAGATTACCAACAGGTCTTTTTAAAGGAAATGGAACTGACGCAAATACATTCAAAATTGGTGTATTAGACGGTTATAGTTTCTCACAAGGAAGTGACGCTACTGATATAACAATTAGTGAAGCAGGTTCAGAGCCAAATAGAGGCTCAAAAAGATTTAATGACTCTTTACCACCAGCAGAATGGTCTTTCGGTACTTACGTAAGACCTTACAAGCATGGTACAGATAGTCATAGATCATCTGGCACAATGGATATGTGTGAAAACATTTTATGGGCAGCTATTGCAGGTAAAGACATTACTGGAGGTTCAAATACTGGAACTTCAGCTACTGCAGTAACTTGTGATTCAACAGATGCAGATGTATCTTTTGTAAGGTCAGACCATCACGAACTATTAAAAATGTCTATTTTCTTCGCATTAGAAAATACAACTTACAGACTAAATGAGTGTCAAGTAAACCAAGCAGAAATTGACTTTTCAATTGATGGTATTGCTACTATCACATGGTCAGGAAATGCTACAACTATTGACCAAGTATCAACAGTTATAGAAGACCCTTCAAAAGCTTTAATTAGTACAGATGGAACTCAGTCAACAAGTACAGCAGCAACTTATACAGAAGGATATAATTATGTAGACACAACTGCACCTAATGATGCAGATTACTTAAGAAATAAACTATCAACTCTAAGCTTAACGCATGCAAAAAATGCTTCAGGTATATTAGAAGTTGGCGCAGAAGATAGTACAACTACTTATGATATTAATATCACAGGGGGCTCACTAACTATTGCTAATAATATTACTTATGTAACACCAGAAACTTTAGGTCTTGTGGATGTACCAGTAGGTTCTTTTACAGGTGCTAGACAAGTAAGTGGTTCTTTAACAATGTATTTAGATACTAAATCAAATGGTTCTAACTCGTTACTATCTGACTTATCAGCAGCTACAGACTTAGTTAATAATGCATTTGACATGAGTCTATTTATGGGCGGTGGTTCTTCTTCAACTCCAGTAGTTGAATTTGATTTACCAAAAGCTCACTTACAGATACCTACTATTGAAACAGCAGATATTATATCAACAACCGTTGAATTTGCTGCTCAAGGTACAGACCTGTTAACAGGGGATGAAATGACGGTTAAATATAAAGCTTTAACAAGTCATTCAGACTCTACTTATGCAACAGACTATACTGTATAACAATGACAGCGTACAATCTACTTCGAGAAAGTAGTGTACACATCGTACACAACGGGAGTCGTTACTTATTAAAGACGACTCCTGAAGTGTCGTTCTCACAAACATTTGCGGAAGATGCATACGAAGTTAAGACTTTGCACGATCAAACAAAGATGTTTCAGGGAACAAGCGTAACAAAAGCAAATCCTGCAAACTTTAGTTTTGCAGTTCATCTAACTCAAGAGAAAGATGAATCAATTGTAAAAAGTCTTTTAACTGATTATGATACAAGCAATGGAGAACAATTATTAAAATCTTTTGACTTGTATATCGTAACAGGAGAAAGCACTTTTAAATTAGAAGGGTGCGTAATAACTCAAGGAGAGTTTAATTTAGCAAAAGGCTCGCCCCTTATATTAACTGTAAGTGGTCAAGCAAAACAATTGAGTAGAGTAGGAGATGCCAGCTATTCGCTTCCAGGTTCACTGGTAGGCGCCAGTTCGACTAGAACTCCCACCTTATCTTTGTTAGATGTAGAGGTAGATTCAACAGATGTACCTAATCTAGCAACCGCCACTTTACAAGTGCAAAACAATATCAATTGGACTCCTTTTGAGACTTTACAAAATAGTTTGTCAGTTACTTCAGCAAGTAATGCAATGTACCCGACAACTTATACATTAGGAGATAGAGTAGTAAGCGGAAATATTACACAATATTTAACAAGTAATAATTCTAGTACTTTTCAATCTTTTGATACTTCAGCAAACATAGCAGTAAAAACCATAGTAAATGGTAGTACTTTTTTAAACGCCAATCTTACAGGTTGTATGTTTACAAAAAGAAGCAATGTTGCTGAAGCTTACACGCAGACAATTGACTTTCGTTTAGTCAATAGTCCCGCAAATTTAGGAACCATTATAACATATTAGGAGAAAATAAATGGATTTAAAATCGTTACTGGTAGACAGTAAAACAACTTGGGTAGAATTCCCAGGATTAGATGGATTTGAAGTAGAACTTGCAAATTTATCAAGAAAAGAATTAGTAAACTTAAGAAAGAAGTGTACACAAAGTAAATTTAATAGAAAAACAAGAGCATTTGAAGAAACTCTTGATGACGAAAAATTTGTAAAAGAATTTTCAGAGTCTACTATAAAAAATTGGAAAGGATTAAAACTTTCATATTTAGAAGACCTAATCTTAGTAGATTTAAAAGGTCAGAACCTGGAGGATGAAATGGAACATACCCTAGAAAATGCTTTAGTACTTGTAGAAAATTCATCAGAGTTTGATAATTGGCTCAATGAGGTAGTCTTTGACTTAGAAAACTTTCGTAGCAAAGAGCCAGAAAACAATAAGAAAAAAACTGGAAGTATACCTAAATAATCAACAAATAGGTATGACAAAAGATCAGTATCTCATGATGTGTGAGCAAACTGGACAAGAAATAGATTGGGAAAAATGTCCTCCTGATTGGGAGGATTTTCCAGACATAGTAATATCGATATTTAATATATTTAATTCTTTAGGAGATAGAGTATATGGAGATGTTGGATATGTTGGAAAAGATTTTACTAATCTTGACTTTTTAATGAAACACTATAATATACAAGAACATCAAATAGATTATGTATTTAATACTATACTGTGGTTAGACAGCAGAGCTATCAAAGACTCTCAGAAAAGAATAAAAGCTGAGACCGATAGAATAAAAAATAAAAAATAATGGCAAAAGGCAAAAATGAAGTAGAAATTCAGGTAAAAGGCAAAAATATAACTGGCACTAGAAAAGAGCTAGATAAACTTGCAGCCTCCCAAAGAAAAGCTTCTCAAGGTAATCAAAAGTTAGCTAATTCAAGTGTTTCTGCAGATAGGGGCATGAAAGGCACTGCAAATATGTCTTCAAATGTTTCTAAAAACTTTTCAAAAATGCAACAAGGTTTGGAAGGCGGAGGAGGCTCTGGCGGCCTTGTTCGTGCTTATGCCTTACTAGCAGCTAACGTTTTTGCTTTAACAGCCGCTTTTGGTATTTTATCTCGTTCTGCTCAGGTAGATACTTTAACCAAATCTATCGAAAAACTAGAGGTAGTATCTGGAAAAGGTATAAAAAATGTAGCAAAAGACTTACAAGAAGCTGCTGGATTTGGTTTAAGCTTTGCAGAATCTTTACGTTCTGTGTCTTTAGCAACAAGTGCTGGGTTTGGCGGGCCTGAGATAGAACGACTCGGTGCAGTAGCAAAAAATGCAGCGATATCATTGGGTAGAAATCTTCCAGATGCTCTAGACAGAATCTTTCGTGGTGTTATCAAAGTCGAACCAGAACTCTTAGATGAAATTGGTTTATTTGTTCGTGTTAACGAAGCTGCGTCAAAGTATGCAGCAGACCTCGGAGTAGCTGTAGGAGATTTAACAGAATTTCAAAAACGTCAAGCATTTTTAAATGAAGCATTAGAACAAGGAGAGCAAAAATTCAAAGTCTTTGAAGATATTGAAATTGATGCCTTTGCTAAACTACAAACTACTTTTGCTGATTTAACTCAAAATATTTTATCTCTTACAAATAAGGTTATAACTCCTTTAATAAATATTCTTGCTGAAAATAAATTAGTATTTACTTTAATTTTTACCGCAGTAGCAACAACACTCTTAAGAATGGCTATTCCAGCTATGACTCAATTTACCGCAAGAACAGTAGAAAATGCTGTTGCAGCAAGAAAAGCAGCTGGAGAACAACAAAAACAAGCTAATGCCAAAATAGCTCTAATTAATGCCGAATTAAAAGCAGAACAAGCATTAGCAAGAGAAAAACTAGAACAACAAAGATTAGAAATTCAAAGAAATACTAAAACAGGTAGTATAGGGGTTGGGGGTAAAGAGGCTTCAAAAAGAATAGAAGCAGCCCTTCAGAAAGAAATAGCGGCTAAAGGAAGATTAGAGCTTGTAAATAAAAGAATAGCAGATATTACAAACCCTAGAGGACTTAAACAAAGAAGGCTTAATGATGAAATTATGAAAGAGCTTTCAATGTTACGACAAGAAAAGGTTGTTTTAGAACAAATTAGAGATTTAGATAAAAATAAAGTTGAGCCTTTTACAGGGCCTGTAAAAGGTAAGGAAGCAGACAGAACAGCTATACAGACAAAAATAAAAGCAATGACAGCTGAAAGACTTGCAAACGTGCAAGTAATTGCAAGTAATAAAGGATTAACAGCAGCTTTAGCACTAGTAGCCAAAGAATATTTTAATGTAAGAACAAATATTATTGCTACTACAAAAGCAACTGGTATATTTGGAAAAACCTCCGCAACATTAAGAGCAGGAATGTTTGCATTAAAAGCAAGCGTAATATCTTTAGCAACATCATTCCAAGCTCTTTGGACAGCTATAATGGGGCCTCTAACAGTATTTCTAATGATATTACCCATACTACAGTCTTTCAATAGATTCTTAGGAGTAGGAAGCGAAGAGGCAGAAAATCTAACAAACGCAACTAAAGAAATGAAGAGTGCTATGAAACTATTGCCTGATAGAATTACGCATGTTAATGAACAAATGAAGCTACTAGGAGAAGGAAACTTTAAAGCAGTTAATCAAGGCACAGAAGCTTTTAAAAATTCTATAGCAGAAACAATCAGTGCGTTAGATAATCAAATAGACGCTTTTAATGAATATACAGAAAACGCTAAGCCTTGGGCACAGTTCTGGGGCGAGAAACTGCCTGCAATGTTTGGGGGCGGAACAAAAAGAAAAATACAAAGAAATACAGATGAGATTATAGAAACCATAAGAGCTCAGAGTGATATGCTAACTCCAGAAATGAAAAGATTATTTGAGCAATTAGATGCAGCAGGTTCAACTTCAACGGGGGAAGACGATAAAGCAATAAGAACAGCTATACTGGATAGGCAGAAAGAGGAAGCAAAAGGTTTCGAGAATATAAGATCAGCGATTGACGGCGCTAGAGACTCAGCAAGAGCGTTTTCTAATAGTTTAATTGTTAAAACTGACGTAGATAAACCTTTGGCAACATTTAGACAATTAAATACAGTACTTGAAAGTGCCTTACTTTCTGAAAAAGAAAGAAAAAATGTATTAGCCGAAATAACAAATGACACCGCCGTACTATCTTTAGCTACAGAAGACCAAAGAACAATATTAAAGTCAATAAATATAGAAGATAAAGTAAAAAGACAAGTACTACAAGATATAGAGGATTCTTACTTTAGACAACAAGAAACTTTAATAAGACAAAAACAAGAACTAGCCGAGATTAAAACTTTACAACAAGCAATATCAAACTTAGCAAAAATATCAGAAGGCGCAGTTGATAGGTCTTTTCAACTAAAACAACAAGAAGTAGAGTTACAGAGAGAAAGTTTAAGATTTGTTGTTGAATCTACTCTAAAAGGAACGCAATTAAGTAGGGCTAATTTAGAAGCCTTAAGCAAAGAAAAAACTTTACTTGGAAATAATTTAGTAACAAAAGAAAATATAGCAGCAGTACAGGCAGCTCTAAATGCAATGCAGGAGTTAGAAAATCTTGAATTAAAACAGAAGTTTGCTACTGCAACAGAAGAATTTAGATTATTATTACAAAAAGCAGAAGTTCAAAAAAATCTTTTAGGATACGAAGAAAGTCTTAACAAAGAAAAAATGAAACAAGTAGAACTACAGGCAAAAATAGCACAGTTTGCGGAAACAGGTTCAACATCCTTAAGTCCTGTTAGACAAGCAGCAGTTTTACTAAAACAAATAGCACTAGAAAGCAGTACTTTAAAAGAAAAAGAAAAAA